TGATCCTAATGCGTCTGAAGATATTATAAAACTAGAAGGTAATCCATTTAGTTTTTTAAAATCACCTTTTTCTTCATGAATTGTATTATCTATACCTAATTCTCTATAATTTACTTTTCCTGTTACATCAAGAATACCCTCATATTTAGTACCTGGGCCCCATTGTCTAATGTAATCTTGTACATTATTTCCATTATATTGTACATTAACTATATTATAATTTACATTATCGGGAACACCATCTATAGTAGGTTGTAAATCATTATTTCTTCCTATTCTTACTATTCTTTTTTCACCTTTTGATAAACTTACATTACTAGTTCCAAGATTAAGATCTACAGTTTTTTGTTGATAGGGGTCTGAAAAATTAGATAATGTATGTTGAATAAAGCATCCTCCATCAAGATAAAATTGTGCATCGGGATTTGCTATTAATTGATCTGTTGCGTCTTCTATTTCTAAACCTACACATTCAAATTCCATAAGATAGCTTGAATAGTTTGCTTTTATTAGAGTATCGTCAACGTCTAAATCTTTTCCTATTATATTTAAGTCTCCAGTTGTTGTTATTCGTTTTCCTTCATCTATAGTATTAAGTTCATCTAATGTTACATAATATAAACCACTAAAAATTTGAGAACCTGTAAAAGGTAAATCAAAACATTTTCTAATAGACTGATATATATCTACATTATCAATAGGTCTTTTATAACCTTCTTGCATAACATAAACAGTATCTAATCCTGGGTATTTTTCGCCACCTTCTCCAGCTATTAAAAAAGATCCATTTTCATATACAGGGTGTTGTCTTATCGAATCTGGACTTTGTTTATTATCTAATTCTTCATTTTTTACAATTAAATCATCAGATAATTGTTCTATTTTAGAATCTAAACTACGATTTAAGGGAGCATGTACATAATCATGTATTCTTTGTACAATAGAGGTATGTGAATAAGTTCCTGTTTTAGGTGTATTATAAAAAACTGCATCATATATATCTAAAATTTTAGATTCATTTATTTCTATATCTGATTTAGCTAATTTATTAAAAGTTTTATCATGTTGTGAGTTTGATTCCCTATTACTTATAATAGTTTTTTCTAATTTTATATTTTGATTTGCCATTATCTAACAACTTTAAAGAAATAATCATCATCATAAATTATTGTGTTTTCATCGTTTACGTGTTTAAATAAAATACGATAATATCTTTCAGGTTGGAATCCTTTCATATATAATCTAAAAAACATTCCTTCAGAATCTGCACTTAGTTTAGTATTATTTTCATCAAATGGGATAATTTCTTGTTCTGTATGTGCATCTCTTACACTATAAAAACTAGTTGACTTAAAAAAACCTAGTTGTAAATAATTAGAAGATGTAGTAAATGTTCTTATAGGATATTTATCTCTTACATGTATTCTAAAAAATGCTTCATCATTTTGATTATATTCTTGTTTATTTCTATATAAACTTACACTTAATTCTCCCGTTCTTTTAATTAAACTATTATCAAATTGCCCAGATCTATAAACAGAATCATCCCATTTAAAACATAGTTTAGGTGGATGTATAGTATGAGTATCTACAGAAAAATATTGTAATTCTCCAAAACTAGAAGATATATTTTCTTCTATGGTTTTTGGTTTTTTAACTAAAAATCCATTATTTTCTATACCTGTAGGGTAAACTTCATTAGCAAATAAACTTGAAGAGAATTTTTTTACTATTGTAGTTACATCAAAGTTTGTATCTAATGAGTCTCCTACTAAAAATTGCTGTGTTGAAGTAAAACCACTACCTGTGTACCATACTCCTCCTCCCTGAGTTAATTGAGTAGAATTTTCTACAGATCCTGTTGATCCTGCTCCAAAACTTGAAGTAGTCCATTCAGTTGATACTGTTGTATTATGTCTAAATCTCCAACTTGCTCCATTTGAACTTGAAGGTAAATTAGTATATCTACCAGTACCTTCATCCCATGATTGAGAAATAGCAAATAAATTTAAATTTATATTTCCTGCTATATTTTTAGATTCTGCTGATGTTAATTGTAAGTTAACAGATCCTGATGCATTAAAAACATCAGATCCTATTGTATCACTAATAACACTTTTTATTTCTTCATTTTTAAATTTTACTATAATTCTTGAAGGGTATAATATGTTATTTGTTGTTCCTCTTTCTTTAACTATTTCTAAAAGTTCATCACTTCCTGCGTTCATTTCTTTTCTATCAGGGTGACTATATAAAGTTGTATCTATTTCTGGAAATAAAAAATAATATGCCATTTTAATATGTTGTTACTCGTCCTTTAATATCTGTGTCAGGGTATTTAATTTCAAATATACTAGGATCTAATGAAGGATAAAGTACCTCATTTCTAAGAGCTAAATTAACCGGATAAATATATTGTGAATACCCATTTATAAGACCATTTTTATTTGTAAATTCTACTGTTTCTACTGTTTGTACTCCATCTACTGTTCCTATTAAATTTTTAATATCAGATATTATAATTGGTTGATTTATTTGCCATTTATCTACATTAAAATAATTTTTTAATTCAGTAATGCATTGAAGTAATACTCTTTCATTATTATAATTTTTAAAAGTAGTTATTTCAAAATCTAACGCTAAATTTATAATAAATGCATCTTTAATATTAATAGCATCTGTTAACATTCTATGTTGTTCTAAATATGTAGCTAAATTAGTTTTTGTAGCTGTATTTAGTACTGATAATTTTTTATTAATATCATATCCTAATGTATATAAATTTAAAGCTAAGGGATTAGGTATACGATTTGGTTCAGTAGATAAAGGAGATATTTGATCATCTTGTACTATATAAGCCTTAGCTACACTTCCAAACTGTGGAGGCATAGATAAAGTTCTAATAATATAATCTTCTTTAGTTACAGTTCTATTTTGGGTTGAAAAAGCTGCTATAGCATTTTGTCTAACATCTTCTATACTATCTCCTGCTCCTCCTCCTTTAGCTGCTTCTATGTTTGTAGATGTAATAGAACTTTTAACAAAATTTAACATCCCTGTGTTTAAATTTGGTTTATTAGTAATAGATAAAGTTCCTGTTTCTGTAATTGTATTACTATTTACGTTAGAAGATAATCCTCCTCCTACTACATAAGTTACTGTTAATGTTGTGTTTGAAGGAACTTGTCCATAAGATTTTGTGTATAAAAAATTAGAAGGATCATAAGCTTTATCTAATTTAGATCTACCATCTTTTATTCCTAATCCTATATTATCTGGATTAGGAATTATTTGTTCATCTGCTTTATCACTTATACCTGCTCCAAATTGAATTTCTAATTGATTATTTGGTTTTACTCTTGTAATAAAACGTCTAGGTACTTTTTTTAATTTAATTAAATAAGGTGTTTCATTATTATATTGTTGTAAAGTAGGATCATTAGCTGCTGTATTTGATATTTGTTCAAAAATAGTATCTTGAGCTAAATAAGGGACTTCATAATATTCATTTCCATCTGAATCTACTATTGATTCTATTGATACTATATTAGTATCAAATAAAGTTAATGTTTTAAATCTTTCGGGATCTCCTATAGCAAAATTTTGGCTTTTAGTTTCACCAGATATTGCTGATACTGATTTTTTTAATAAAAAATATTCTGGATTATTTGAACCATCATATTGATATATACTTATATTTACATCACTTAAAGAAGAAGAATATGTAAAATCTACATCTTGGTCTATATAAAAAGTTGCTTCCTCAGTAGAATTAAAAGTAGAATTAGCTCTTACAATTAATGCATAATCATAATCGGGTACATAAGAACCTCCTACTAATTTAGAAGGTACTAATTGAGATATATCTAAATTAACACTAGCTGCTGATGTAGTTTTTGGTGTATATCCCATAGCATATGCTAAATTATATAGATTTTCTTTATCCTGAGCAGTAGATAAGAATGTTTCTTGAATTTGGTTATCTGTATAAAAAGATAAAATATCTCCTACATATGCTGCCATTTCTAAAAACATCATTCCCGGATTTCCTTCACTAAAATCATTAAAGTTTTCTGGAAAATAAGTTTGAGAAAATTCAATAAGATTATTCTTAAATGAATTAAAATCTTTACTTAGATATTTTATTTCTTTTTCTTTAGGTGTATTTAATATTTTATTATAAGCCATTAATTAAAGTTTAATTGTATTGAATCTTCTTGATTATCTAAAATAGATCTATATGTTATACCTATAAAAGCTGTATGTTTATCTTCTGATAAACCCGTTGATATATCTCTAATTTGTATATTACCTAAAAATCTAGATACTTGTGTTTGAATTTTTTCTTTTAAAAATGTTAAATCAATATTTGATTCAAATAATAAATTTTTTACTCCAACGCCAAAATCTTCAAGACCTTCTCCTACTCTTTCTCCAGGTTGTGTTAATAAAATACTAATAAGATTAGCTCTATTTTGGTCTTCTACTGTTTCTGTACCTGAAAACATGTTAGTTTCATCTAAAGGAAAAGCTACCCCTATCGTAACATTTTTGTTAAGATCTAAGGGGTTAATTCTTCTTATTCCTTTTATTATAGGCATTATTTATTCTTTTTTTTATCTATTGCTTTCATTAAATCACTATAGTCTCTTGTAACTGCATTAGCTACTTCAGTAGGCATGCCTGCTGTATCCATGGGTAAAGGGGCTCCAGAAGCAAATGGTTTAGCTAAACTAGCAGGAGCCATAGATGATTGTGTGTTTGTATCTCCCGCAGCTGTTTCGTTTAATAAATCATTTAAAGTAGAATTCCCTACAAAATTTTGTTTTTTGAATGATTTTGGTTTTAATGATGATTTACCCATTATTTTTTCTTTCAAAGATGATTTTTGAGGAACTTCAATTAATTTTTCTGAATGTTCTGTTATAGTTGGTTTTAATTCATCACGTAAATCTTCTTTAAGTGATTTAATTTCTCTTCGTAATGCATAATCTATTTCTTCTCTAACTACTTTTCTAATTAGATTTTCAAATGTTTTTGCTTTCATATTATGTTATTTTAGTTATAAATATAAGTTTTTTTTGTTTTTATCCATTTATTAACCATTTCCTGGGTAATCTGATCCTTCTCCTTGTTGTGGGTTAATAGTTTTAAAACTAATATTAAAATCTTCTTCAAGATTTTTATTAATAGTATAAATTCGTTGAATAGCTAGTGTATTTCCAGAACTTATTAACTGATTATAAACATCACTATATTGTTGTTGTAAAAGTTGTAATAATTTATCTAAATCAGAAAGATTAGTAGTTGGATCTGGATTATCATTATTATTAGGATCATTTACAAAAGTATCACATCGTTGTTCATAAGATAATAAGAGACTTCTTATATATAATCTTAACTTAATTACTTCATTTTTTATAAATTGAATTTTATTTTTTAATCCAGTTAGAGGGGTTATTACTTCTCCTGCTTGAGTTTTAAAATGAGTTATTATAAAAGGTATAGTAGCAAATAAAGCTAAATATTCTCCTACTTTAGATTTAGCTGTATCTCTTTTTTCAGTTATTTGATCTTGTATAGCTCCGGAGCTTGTAGGTCCTGAATTTGCTAAAAATAATAAGGGAGATAACGTTATTATATATTCAAATATTTGAACTATATTTCTTAAAGCATCTGATGTTGTTTTGATTTTTCCTATTGGTCCACTACCAGCTTCATTAATAATATCATTCATTTTATCTTCTACTGATTGAAGAGTATCTAAGGCACTACTAGTTTGATTTTCTATTATTTTTAATCTATTATCTATTTTTGTAAATTTATCTTGAAATTTATTAGCTCCTTCTACACTACAAGCATCTTTATTTATATTTACTTTAAGTTTTTCTGTTAGTTGTTGGGGTGTAGGGATTTGTTTTTTTAATTCTATGATTTTCTTTTTTCCTTCATCTTTAACTTTTTGTTTAGCTCTTACTAAAACTGAATCTAATTGAGAAGATATTATATTTTTTATACTTTGAGTTGACATATTATACTAATTTAGTGTTTTGACTTTTAAATGATTCAAAATTATTTCTAACATTTTGTATTTCTCTCATTCTTTTTTGCATTATACTATAATTAGAAGGATTTAATCCTGTAGGAGTACTAGGTGTTGTTGATATAAAAGATATATTAAAAGATAAATCTTGATATATTTTTGCTATTAAATCTAATATTTCTACTAAAGACGATAATAATTCATCACCTAATACTGCTGGTTGTTCTGGTAATGTATTATCAAATTCTAAACCTAAATAAATATTAGGAGAATTTATTACAAATTTACTTTCATTTTCGTCTGAACTAGTATCAAAATGAAAACTACCATTAGTACTAAAACCTATAGCTTTATCAGAAAATAATAAAATACTATCTTCTTTTGCATTAAAAATTAATCTATCTGAGTTAATTAGTACTTGATTTCCTTGATATGATCCTGGTGCTTGTGGTATATATGCCATTATATTAAATTTTGATCTGCTATTTTAATGCCATGAGTATAATCTCCATTTCTACTTGTCCCTTCTGCTTTATACATTTCATGTAAATCTTCTCTTTGTGTTGCTATTGAATTAACTTTTATATTATTTTCTTCAACATAAGAAATATGAATCCATGTTAATGGATCTCTAGCTCCATCAACAAAATCACCAAATTCAGGATATTCCCAAATTAATTGATGGTATGCAGGTAAATTTTGATAACACCAATTCCATATTAAAGAGGCTTTTTGAGATACACTAAAAATATCAATAGCTAAACCATATTTGTGTTGTGAATTTGTTACTCCTCCTACTTCATTATTTAAAGCTTCACATCTATATGCTGATGTAATCCATATATCTTTATTTCCTGCGTTAGTATAAGGGGGAAAAGCTTTTCTTAAGGGATCTATAATATTATAATGTACTTTTTGTAAATTACTTTTTATTTTAGCAAAAGAAAATTCTGTTCCTTTAAAACTATCTACTCCTGGAAAATTATCTATTCCTTTTGCATTTGCTCTATTTGATACATAATATTCTTTAAAACTAAAATCTAATGCCATTTTATAAATCTTCGGTATTAATATTATCTGGTATATTATAACTACTAGGTATTTCTAAATCATCAGCACCTTTAAAGAAATCACTATCTAAATCTTCTAATGAAGTTCCTTCTATTTCATAATATGCAAATTCTGTATCCTCTATAGATTCTTCTATTTGTTGTAACTCTTCTGCAGGTAAATTAGATGCTCTATTTAATTCTATGTCTTCTTTTACATCTGATGTCATTTCAGTATCAGATATTGCTGGTTCTTCTTTTTGTATCTCTTTAAATATATCTTGACCATATGATTCATCATGCAATGAAGCTGGTTGAAAATTAGATAACTGCTGATCAGAACAAAGATACATGCTGGAATGATCTCCATCTATATCTTCTAATATTCTTTCTCCTCCCTCTATATTTTTTAAATTAGAACTTTGTCCATTTCTAATGATGGTAATAGGATTTCCTATAGCCCCTTCATTACTCCATCTATTAGGTTTTGATACTTTATTATTGTCTATAGTAGAACCAAATCTTATAGATTGTCCAAACCTACCTTCTATCGTAATATCTCCTTCATATGGAAGTAAAGGGTTTATAATAGAAGGATCCGGAAAATACTGTCCCTTATAAAATTCATTATTGGAATCTAAACTATCAGGATAAGCATCACTAGTAGGTAATTGATAAATAGAAATAGGAGGATGATAATAATAAATTTTTTTACCTGTTTTATTATAATCTTCATGAGGTTCTATAGTAACATGAACTAATTCACCTGGTACGGGATAATGTGATATATTATAATTAAAAGGTTTAGCTAGTTTACAATTAGAACAATCAAAATCTACTGGGGTAGGGTCATCTATAAATGTAAATAAAATAGATCCTATAGAATTTTCTTTTCCATAAAAATTATAATATTTTTCTTGTAATTCTTTATCTGTTATTATTTCTTGAACTCTAGCTAGTTTCATTTTGGTCTGGTGCTTCTATTTGTTTTGGTTTTTCAACAGTTTTAGCTATTTCTTCAGTTAAATCTTGAAGTTGAGCCATTTCTTCTTCTGTTAATAATCCACCATCACCTGAATTTACTGTC